GTAACTAAAGAAGAGTTAGATGACAACTTGTATGAAGCAGTTTCTAAGAAACGTGCTGGTGCCCTTGCAATGTCTTTCCGTCAAACGAAAGAGAACGTAGGTGCTAACATCTATAACCGTGCTTTCAATAGCACATACAAAGGTGGTGACGGCGTAGAATTATGTTCTACTGCTCACCCTAATACTACTGGTGGTACATATGCTAACAAGTTAACTGTTGACGCAGACTTGTCTGAGGCATCACTAGAAGATGCAACTATTGCATTGATGGGTTTCCAAAACGACCGTGGTCTATTGATCAACGTAATGCCTAAATCATTACACATCGCTCGTCAAGAATACTACAACGCTGCTCGTATTTTGAAGTCTGTTAATCAGCCTACAAATGCAAACAACGACATCAACGTATTACGTGCAAACAACGTGTTCCCAGGTGGTGCAGTTCTAAACCACTACTTCACATCTCCACATGCTTGGTTCATCAGAACTAACATCCGTGATGGTATGAAGTACTATGAGCGTGTTGGTATCCAGTTCGATCAAGATAATGACTTCGACACCATGAATGCGAAAGCAAAAGGTTACGAGCGTTATTCATTTGGTTGGACAGATCCACGTGCTGTGTTCGGTTCAAACGGTCCTTAATAGATCGTAATTAAGATGGGGGCTTATACGGCCCCCTTCTGTGCTTTACCTTTTAATATTATTTGGAGATTTACATAATGGCTTCATTATTCCGTGATACAAAACTTGGCTACGTAAAAACAGTTACTGTAGACAACACAATGACCTCAGCTACAGAAGTAGCTAAGATCCCTAAGAATTCCCGCATCCTTGGCTTCGTAGTTAATGGTGCTCCTGTAACAGGTGCTACTATCTCTTTAGGTAGTTCTACTTCAGCTAACGAATATGTTAATGCTGCTTCAATGACCGCTGGTTACAATCCTTGGTTAAATGCTGTTGACACTGCTGCTCTTGGCACAGTAACAACTTCTGATTCTTCTGTATACGCTATCGTAGGTAGCGGTGGTTCAGGTACTTGGCAAGTTTCTATTTTCTTCACAGCAACATACTAATAGGGGGTTAGAATGGCTAACTCAACTAGCATTCAAATCCTTAACGATGGTCCACGTAATGTAGTAGTAAAGATTGATGGTCTTCTTGATACATCAGACTTAACTTCGTTTACAATTGTAGACCCAGCATTACTATCCAGCATGGATATTAATAACGTTAAGGCAAGTAAGTTGCGTATTAATAAGATTGTCTATGACGTTGAAGACGGATTAGACTTTGAGTTGTTCTGGGATGCTCCTACTCCAGTTCGTATCTGGAACTTAGTAGGTCGTGGTAAGATTGATGCACACCGTTTTGGTGGTATCAGTAATAACGCAACAAGTCCTACTGGTAAAATTACTGGTGCTACTCAAGGTTGGTCAACAGGTACAATTTTATCGTACACTATAGTTTTAGAATTGGTTAAACAATAATATGCAAGTTGCTCAATCGAACGCAAAAGAACTACAACTAGTTGCAACTATTCGTCGTGCTGATGGTACGATTGAAGAACTAGGTGTTATTGATTATTGGCATAAGAACCCAATTAAACGAATCATATGGAGAATTAAAAAATGGCTACACTCTTAGTCAACACAGGTAAGGCTATTGTTACCAGCCGCTTAAACAGTGGTGGTACAATTCCTCAGTATGTAGCATGGGGTACTGGTGCTGGTACTACTGCAGCAGCTGATACAACATTGTTTACAGAAACAGGTACTCGTGTTTCAGGTACTGTATCTCAAGTAACAACTTCAACTACTAACGATACTTTTCAAGTAGTTGGTACACAAACAGCTGGTGCTACGTTAGCAATTACTAATGCTGGTTTGTTTGATGCTTCTACTGCTGGTAACTTATTTGCTAAAGGTGACTTTAGTACAATTAACTTATCATCTGGTGATAGTATTCAGTTTACCTTTAAGGTACAGTTTAGTTAATATAACATATGCTCATTAACGGCTCTTCACTAAATAAGGTGGTAATAGATGGAAGACTTGCTACAGTCCAAAACTTAACTCAAGTACTAACAATATTATCTACTTCATCAGTCCAAGCCGTTAAAAGTATATCTAAGTTTATTACTACGAACGCTAGTACGTCAAGTGCTAGCATCGTTCGAGCGGTTAGGAAATTAATTAATGGTATTAATAGTGTATCTATAAATACAGTATTAAAAGCCATAACACACCCAATCACAGCTACCTTAGTAGCAAGTAATACAACATTAGCGATTCCGGTTAATAGATTAAAGACTCTAGTAACCACAGCATTAACATCTACTGCTTCATTAGTAAAACAAGTAGGTAAGTTGTTAGCAATAACAAGTACTAGTACTATAACTATTAGTAAAGCATTAAGTAAATTTATTACTTATGTATCATCAAGTACTGTTACAATAATTAAAGCACTTAAAAAGACATTAAGTTCTTTGACAACAAGTACAACTAATTTAGTTAAATCAACATTAAAGAATGTTATTACTAATCTAGAAACAACAGTAGTTGTTGTTACAGAAATAGCTAATCACCTTGTATCAATTACTTATAATAGTATTACTACAAGCAGTATTGCTAAAGCAATTAAAAAGACAATAACAACAAGTACTACAAGTATACCTAGTATAGTTAAAGCTGTAACGAAACAGATTACAACAGCAATAGAAACTATTATAGTTTTATTAACTGAACAAGCTAGTCACTTTATTACTCTTACAGCTAACGTAATAAGTACATCGTTTTTATACAAAGGCTTTCTTGTATTAATGAATGTAGTATCATCCTCAAACATTAACGGACAAAGCGTAAACAGCTCGTCTATTAACTTTGGTGCTTTGAATGCTACTGGTGTAAATACTTTACATGCAATACAAGAGTTTGTAACACTTAGTTTATTACAGATTAAAACTATTACTTATAACTCAATAAGTACTGCTTCTGTAGTTAAAAGTTAATTAAAGATTTTGGTAACTACAATACTTAATAGTACAGTTAATATATCTAGATTGGTTGGTAAACTAATAACACCTATTGTAATTAGTACTATTACTATTCCAAGGTTTATTAAAACAACTGTAACTGCTTTTGTAACTAGTATAGTAAGTATGGTTCGTGCAAGAGCACGTATCTTAACATTTAATGTTACAATGTCATTATCATTTAGTAAGCAAGTAAGTAAAACATTTAGTTTAATACTAACTAATATATTTACTTTTATATATAATGTTATACCATTGTTTGGTTCTGTCTTTAGAGATACATTATATACTCCTGTACGTAAACGAGTAATACAAGTTGTACAACAAAGAACATTACAGGCTAACAGTATTAAAGATCGACTAGTATACTTAGTCAAGATTCGATTATTAACAAAACGGAAAGACACAGATGGCTGATGCATTTTCATACAAACTAACTTCTGAGAGTGAATTGTTTGGCTTTGACTTTAGCCAAGTGCTTCAGTCAGGTGAAATAATTAACTCGGCTACAAGCTCAATATTAGTAATGAGTGGTACTGATCCTAACCCTACTGCAATGCTTATTGGTGGAGTATCCGTAACAGGAGCTAAAGCCAATCAAAGAGTAGCAGGTGGTATTAGCGATGTAACTTATCGACTGGTAGTAACAGCATTAACTAGTTATGGTAATACTTATACAGCTGTGGGTGACCTTCCTGTTTACGATCCTAGTTTGGTGTAATCATGAGTTACCAACCCCGTTATGATCGTGGTGACTGGAAATGTATATGTGATTCTTGTGGACGGATAGTTAAAGCATCTCAACTAATGAAACGCTGGGATGGTTACATGGTTGATGAAAGATGTTGGGAACCTAGACAACCACAAGACTTTGTAAGAGGCGTAGCTGATTATCAAGCCCCTCCATTTACTAGACCAGAACAATCAGATACTTTTATACCATTCAATTGGTTCCAGAGTTTAATATCTACGTTAAAATCTACAACAAGTTTAGTTGTTTATAAACTTCCGTATAAACAGTTTACTTATTTAAGTACAACAAGTAGTAGTGCTTCTATTACTATGCTTGTATCTAGAACTAATGCAATTAATAGATCTACAATTAACACTAATAACTTAGGATAATAGAACATGGCAAATATGTCATTCGCTAACAACGCTGCAACAACACTAGCCGCTAGTTTAACTAACGTTGCTACATCGTTGACGGTGTCTACAGGAACAGGTACTCTGTTTCCTACATTAACTGGTTCACAGTACTTCTACTGTACACTAGAAAACACAGCAGGTACATCTCGTGAGATTGTTAAAGTAACTGCAAGGTCTACTGATACATTTACTATTGTACGTGGACAAGACGGTACTACAGGTACAGCCTTTGCTTCTGGTGATAAAGTAGAACTACGATTAGTTCGTGCTAACTTAACTGACTTTGCACTACTAGACGAAGCTAACACATTCTCACAAGCTCAAACATTTAGTGCTGCTACAGTACACAGTGCTGGTGCTACTATTGGCGGTGTAACTCAGACAGGTGCTTGGGTGGGTGGTCGTGGTCAAGTATTTACATCATCGGGTACATTTACAGTTCCTTTAGGAGTAACTGCTGTTAAGGTTACTTTAATTGGTGGCGGTGGTGGCGGTGGCGGAAATAGCGGCAATGGCGGTGCGGGAGGTACCACTTCTTTTGGTTCTTTTGCAACGGCTGCTGGTGGCGGGGGCGGAAATAGTGGCGGTTCTGGCGGCGGCGGTGGCAGT